CAAAGTTCCCTGAAGTATTCGGTGGTTCTGAAGACAGAAAATCTGCTGAAGTCAATAGACGGCCCTCAACTGTTGTTGCGCCTGCTGGTCGTTCTACGTCCGCAGGAAAGGTCAAACTTACTACTACGCAAGTTGCGCTAGCAAAGAAGTTTGGATTAACCCCGCAGCAATACGCTGCACAAGTAGCTAAATTGGAGGCTCAAAATGGCTGATAACAGATCAAATCGTGACACAGTTTCACGCGACAAAAACGCTCGGTACGTATATACACCATCGAGCACACTGCCCGATCCGACACCGGAACCCGGATATGTCTATCGCTGGATAGCGACGCATATCATGGGACAAGCCGATCCAACCAACGTGTCTCGTAAGATGCGCGATGGCTGGGTGCCAGTGAAGGCAGTAGACCATCCAGAGCTTATGCTTGAGGCGAATGAAAAGACAGGTAATGTGGAGATTGGTGGATTAATGCTTTGTAAGCAACCCGCTGAACAAGCCAAAGCCCGTGATGATTACTTCAACAAACAAGCGCAAGATCAGATGGACTCAGTTGACAATCACTTTATGCGAAACAATGATCCAAGGATGCCACTGTTCTCCGACCGCAAGTCGACAGTCAGTCGCGGAGCTGGGTTTGGTTCTGGTTCTAAATAAATTAAGGAGTCCTTAAATGGCTTATCCCGTTGTCGCAGCCCCTTACGGGCTAAAACCCGTCAACTTGCTTGGCGGACAGGTGTTTTCGGGTTCTACCCGTCAATTACCTATTCAGTACGGCTACGCTACTAATATTTTCTATGGTGACATGGTTAATATTATTCGTGGTTCAATTGTTAAAAACACATCTACCACAGACTCAAGTGCTGCTGGTTTGACTGGTGTTTTCTTGGGTTGTTCTTTTACAAACCCATTAACAAAACAGAAGCAGTTTTCTCAATACTGGCCCGCAAGCACCTTAGCTGGTGATGCAATGGCTGTTATTTGTGATGATCCTGATACTGTTTTTAAGGTGGTTATTTGTTCAGCAACTACTACTATTGCCTCTGGAAGCATTGCTGTTGTGGGTCAAAACTTAGGTTTGATTCAAAACGCTGGTAATACCAATACAGGTGATTCAGCCGTAGCAGCCTTGTATTCTTCAACTTTAACAACTAGCGGTTTTGGCTTGCGTGTTGTTGACGTTGTTCGTGATACACAAGTAGCGTTAGGTACAGCGGTTTGGTCTTCAACGTCCACAGCCACTTTGACCTTGACTTCATCTTCTGCTTCAGCATTGCCCCTTGGAACCGATGTCGCTTCAATTGCCGCTAATGGTCAATTGATTGGCTCTGGCTCCTTTGTTGCAACTGCCGCCGCTGCTGGTGCTACTACCGTTGTGTTGAATACTGCTCCGCAAACTGCGTTTACGACAGCCGCAACACTTGTTTTCACCCAGTACCCCGAAGTGCTTGTCAAAATTAATTTTGGCTCACATCAGTACTACACAGCAACTGCTGTATAAGGAGCTTAAATCATGGCTATTTCCCGCGCACAACTATTGAAAGAGCTGCTCCCCGGCTTGAACGCATTGTTCGGTTTAGAGTATGCACGTTACGGCGAAGAGCATAAAGAGTTTTACGAAACAGAGAAATCTGAGCGTAGCTTTGAAGAAGAGACCAAGCTTGCTGGTTTCTCCGCTGCTCCAGTCAAGAACGAGGGTTCAGCAATCCAGTACGATAATGCACAAGAGGCATTTACCGCACGCTACAACCACGAGACTATCGCTTTAGGCTTCTCCATCACTGAAGAAGCTGTGGAAGATAACTTGTATGACTCATTGTCTGCACGTTATACCAAAGCTTTGGCCCGTGCTATGGCGTACACCAAGCAAGTTAAAGCTGCTTCTGTTGTCAACAACGGATTCAGTAATGCTTACCCCGGTGGTGATGGTGTTGCTTTGTTCTCTACTGCGCACCCATTGGTGAACGGTTCGACAAATAGCAATACTGCATCTACTGGCGTTGATTTGAACGAGACTTCTTTGGAAGCCGCCGTTATTCAAATCGCTGCTTGGACGGACGAGCGCGGTCTTTTGATTGCCGCTAAACCCCGTAAGTTGATTGTTCCCCCAGCTTTAATGTTCGTTGCAAAACGTCTGTTAGATACCGAACTCCGCGTCGGCACTACTGACAACGACATCAACGCCATTAAACAAATGGGTGCAATCCCTGAAGGCTACACAGTTAATCACTTCTTGACCGATAGCAACGGTTGGTATTTGACAACTGACGTACCTAACGGCTTGAAGCACTTTGAGCGTATGGCTCTTGTCAATTCAATGGACGGCGACTTCGATACTGGTAACGTACGTTACAAGGCTCGTGAGCGTTATTCATTCGGTTGGTCAGATCCATTGGGAATCTGGGGATCACCTGGATCCTGATAAGATTAGCACTATAGTGCTAAGATTAGGGGGCTTCGGCCCCCTTTTTTATGTCTTGATTTGTCACAAATCTTCAGTAAGATGTAGTTTGCAGTTTAAAACTGCATGAAATTTTAATTAACTTTTGGAGCAAAACATGTTTACATTTAGTATTGAATCTGACATTAATGACACAATCATTAGCTTTACGTCCTCAAAGTTAGCCGCAATCACTAGATTGCTTAACGTCTATAACTCAAACATTGAGATTATCGATGAGGCAGATGACGAGGGGGAAGAGGGGGAAGAGGGGGAAGAGGTAGATGAGATTGGCGGCGTTGACATTGACGACATCGAATTTGATGAAGAAGGCTACGCTTGGACATTTGACACAGAACTTGAAGCTTGGTTTTGGTTTGATGACGAGAACGAAGAGTGGGTTGAGTACGAGGACGAAGAGTCTGAAGACGAAGCTGAAGAAGAGTGATCCAAGGAGGCTTCGGCCTCCTTTTTCTTTTTGGCTTTGTGTAAATCGTAGTGCAGGATACGGTGACAGTTGGAACAAAGCACAATACACTTTTTGACTTCTTCAAATGCTTTTTTATAAGACCCTTTACGCGCCCATTCGTGGACACCTTTTATTTTTGTTGCTGGGTCAACGTGATGGAAGTCCATTGCGGCGGGATGTTTAAAACCGCATTTGGAACAAGACACACTATCTTTGAACTCTCGCCATAATTTCTTTTTATCTTGGTTGGATTTCTTTACCTTATTATTGCCTTCGGCTTTACGTTTTTCGTAATGTTTTTTAGAATATTCTTTGTGCTTGGCTTTTGCTACAGCCGGGTCTTTGTATGGCATAAATATCCTTGACAAATTTTAAAAGCCGTGTATATTATAACTATTCCGGGCTTTCCGGTGTATCAAACAGTCCCGGCTGATGACATACCAATTGATACACTTAACTTGTATGTAAGGAGATCCTCATGGGATTCGCAACTCACCTAGGCCCTTGGTTATTGGGCACTGTCAAAAACACAACTGGCACAACTGCTGGTACTATCCGCAATATGGGCGCAACCCTTGTTGCTCAAACAGGGACAACAACTGTTAGCGATACAACCGCTACTACATTGTTTGTTCTTCCTGCGGGCGCAATGATTCTTGATTTTCTTGTAAACATTACCACTGCTTATGCTGGTACTACAGGAAACACAATTACCGTCAAAATTGGTTCTACTACATTGGGTACTGTTGGTGGTGCTACCACTACACCTTTGTCTGTAGGCCGCGCAACATTTACTTTGACTGATGCAAGCATTGCTACTTACCAAAACGTAGGCACAACCGATGCAATTGTTACGGTAACTTATGCTTGTGCAGGTACTGCCAGCGGCGGGGCTGCTAGTGTAATTTGTCGTTATGTTGTTCGCGGCTCTGACGGCGCAGCTAATCCTAGCCAAGTCTAATTAGGAGCATCCCATGACGATGCAAACAGACGTTAAAAGCGCACATCTTAGTGATGTGGGGTCTTACTATGTAGGGCGTACTCGTTTACGTGGTTTTGTTGTAGCTCCTAAAGCCAGTACAGCAGCCACGTTTGAAATTAGAAATGGTAGTTCTACTGGCGCTATTTTATACACGATGGACATAGCGAGTCTTGGCACACCAAATACAACTTCTGTGTTAATTCCCGGAGAAGGTATTTTGGCGTCTACTGGGCTGTATTTAACATTAAGCGCAGGTTCCATTACAGGAATCACGGTGTTCTATGGCTAAGTCACCAGCATGGCAACGCAAAGAAGGGAAGAATCCGAAAGGCGGCTTAAACGCCAAAGGACGGGCATCTGCAAAGAAGGAGGGGATGAATTTAAAGCCTCCCCAACCCGAGGGCGGATCAAGGAAGAAGTCCTTCTGCGCCAGAATGTCAGGGATGAAAGCAAAACTGACATCCCCCAAAACTGCAAATGATCCAAATTCAAGAATTAACAAAAGCCTGCGGGCATGGAAGTGCTAAATGGACAACCATGATGTAAAAGTAATGGCTGATGGAGCCGCAGTAGTCGTAGGACTAGGTGGGTTCATGGAATGGTTTCCCCCTGTTGTGGGGCTTGTTGGTGGTTTGTTGACTATTGTTTGGTTGTGTTTGCGTATATGGGAAACCGATACGGTCAAGGCTTGGAGAAAACCTGATGCCTAGTTCAAGCAAAAAACAACACAATTTTATGGAAGCAATCGCTCATAACAAAGCTTTTGCAAAGAAGGTAGGAGTTCCACAATCCGTGGGACAAGATTTCAGCAACGCCGATAAAGGCAAAAAATTCTCAAAAGGTGGTGATACTATGGCTTCTAAAATGAACCCCGGCTTCATGGCAATGATGGCTAAGAAAAAAGGCATGAGTAAAATGGCAGGCGGCGGAATCACCGAAGCCAAAATGGGCTCAGTAAAGACTGCGGCTCCTAGCAAAGACGGTGTTGCTACTAAAGGCAAAACTAAAGGCACCATGATTAAAATGTCTGGTAGCACTCCTTTAGGTATGAAAAAGGGTGGCATGACCAAGAAGATGAACATGGGCGGCAAAGCCTGTTAAACCATGATGGCCTCACGCGGTATGGGAGATATTCTCCCTTCCAAAATGCCCAAGGGCGTCAAAAAAGCTCGGCGGGACGACACTGATTTCAAACAGTATGCTAAGGGCGGAAAGACTGCTCAATACATGCGGTTTTCTGAAACAGGGAAACCTGTAGGCATGACGGATGTTCAAAAAGCTGAAGGCGGCAAAGTGAATGCGGCGGGCAATTACACTAAACCAAGTCTGCGTAAGCGGATTGTGTCCCAAGTAAAAGCCGCTGCTACACAAGGTACAGGCGCAGGTCAATGGTCAGCACGCAAAGCACAACTTGTAGCCAAGAAATATAAAGCAGCAGGTGGAGGATATAGAGATTGAAAGCACCGCAACAATCTCTTAAGGATTGGGGCGACCAGAAGTGGCGTACCAAGAGTGGAAAGCCGTCTAGTAAAACAGGTGAGAGGTACCTTCCATCTGCGGCTATTAAGTCTTTATCACCAGCAGAGTATGCGGCAACCACCCGTGCAAAGCGTGCGGGGAAAGCAGCAGGAAAACAATTTGTAGCGCAACCTAAAACAATTGCAAAGAAAACGGCAGGATTTAGATAATGACCACTTCAAGCGTCTCTGCTTTCAATCTTGATCTTTCTGAGATGGTGGAAGAAGCGTTTGAGCGTGCTGGTTCTGAGATGCGTACGGGTTATGACCTCAGAACTGCACGCAGGTCGATGAATTTGATGTTTGCTGATTGGGCAAACCGCGGTGTCAACATGTGGACGTTTGAGCAAGACATGATTCCGCTTGTTCAAGGCCAGCCAACTTATGCTTTGCCTGACGATACGGTAGATTTGTTGGAACATGTCATTAGAACCAACGCAAACAACACCAGTAATCAGGCAGATTTGACCATTACGCGTATTAGTGTGTCCACTTACGCTACGATCCCCAACAAATTAACGCAAGGACGCCCCATTCAAATATGGATTCAGCGTTTATCTGCACAAGATTCCCTTTTGCCTGGCACTTTGCAAGCGGCAATCACCACAACAACGACTTCTATCCCAATTACATCGCTGGTCAACGTGCCAAACGCAGGTTTTGTCAAGATTGGGACTGAATTGATTGGCTTTAACGAGTATCAAGCGGCTACAGCCACAAGTCCAGCATATCTTTTGAATTGTGTACGTGGTCAAAGCAACACGACGGCAGCAGCTCATAGTGTTGGCGACTTGATCTACTATTCTCAAAAACAAAGCGTAACCGTTTGGCCAACTCCTGATGGGTCACAGTCCTACCAGTTGGTTTATTGGCGTATGCGTCGCCTACAAGACGCTGGCAACGGTGTAAATACGATGGATGTGCCGTTCAGGTTCATTCCTTGTTTAGCCGCTGGCTTGGCGTACTACATTGCGCTTAAAGTACCGAATGGTTTGGAGCGTTTGACGGTTCTAAAGTCTCAGTATGACGAGGCTTGGAACACTGCGGCGCAGGAGGATCAAGAGAAAGCGGCTGTCAGGTTTGTGCCTAGACAGATGTACATTGGTGGTGGCTCTTAATGGGTAATAAGTTTTCCTCCGGCAAGAATGCGATTGCGGAGTGTGATCGATGCGGGTTTCGTTATAAGTTAAAGGAACTAAAAAGAGAGATTATCAAGACAAAGGTTTACAATCTCTTGGTGTGTCCTCAGTGCTGGGATCCAGATCAGCCACAGTTGCAACTGGGTATGTATCCAGTTGATGATCCACAGGCGGTCAGGAATCCAAGACCAGATTTGAGTTACGTTGCTTCTGGACTCACAAGTACTGGAACGCAAGGTGAAGGCAGTCGAGTATTTCAATGGGGCTGGAACCCTGTGGGTGGAGCAAGTAGTTTTGATGCGGTTTTAACACCAAATTACTTGATGCCAGAGGTGCAAGTTGGTACAGTTACGATAGTTACAACGTAGGAGTTAATGATGGACAAAGAAGACATGAAACAAGACAAAGCCCTCATCAAGAAGGCTTTTAAACAGCATGACATGCAAGAGCACAAAGGTGGTAAGGGTACTAAACTCAAGCTTGCCGCTGGCGGTGTTACAAGCAAAGCAATGATGACAATGGGTCGCAATATGGCTCGTGTTGCCAACCAAAAAAATACCGGAAGGGGTCGATAATGGCTAAGATCAACAATTTACCCGCATCTGCTTACGCAGCCCCTCATACAATGAGTGGTAAAAAAGTGGGCATCAGTGAGACCACTGGCCCAAGCAATAAGCAATACATGAAAGACGCTAATGTGTCTGTTGCCAATACACACAGCAATGACTATAACGGCGTTAAGACATCAGGTATTAGAATGCGCGGTGTTGGATGCGCTACCAAGGGTGTAATGTCAAGAGGGCCGATGGCTTAACATGAACTACACGCAGTTAAAGACAGCAATTCAAGATTACACTCAAAACTACGAAACTACTTTCGTAGCGGATTTGCCTGTCTTTATTTCGCAAGCTGAACAGCGTATTTATAACTCTGTTCAGTTTCCGTCTTTGCGTAAGAATGTGACGGGAGTTTTGACTTTAGGCAATAAGTACTTAAGTTGTCCTACTGATTATCTGTCTACATATTCAATGGCTATTTATACGGCACCTGCAAGCGCACCTACAGCTACAGGAACGGCTGGGGCTGCTACCATCACGGTATCAAGCGCATCAGGGATTGTTGTAGGACAGTATGTAACGGGTACAGGTATTGGCTCTGGTGCGTATGTAGTATCCATAGCTACTTTGGTCATTACTTTATCTGTTGTCAATAGCGGCACGGTATCTGGATCAATTAC